GCGCCGCTGCCGGCTTCTAGAATGACCTCGACAGTCAGATAGCCAACGTATTTGCCTTGAGCGCCCCCGCCCACAGTCCATGCAAGATCGTCCTCGATGTAGATTTCGGTGATGGCGTCCGACTTGTGCGCGGCCAGGGCGAAGATGTAGTCGATATATTCCTGATTGGTGCCGCTCGGCTCGGCATAGCGCAGGTCAATCGGGAACGTGGTCTGGCCAAACACCAGTTTACGCGGCGATGCGGGATCGGGGTTAATGCTCTTGGGGTCAAACGGGGTCAGGCTGGTGCCGCCGCCGCCGGTCTTGATCGCCGACGATGCCGCCATAAGTCCGGCGCTGATAGCAATGGATGCAATCTGGCCAATGCCGGGAATGAAGTTGACCGCAAAAGCTGCGATTTGCAGCAGCGGTTTCAGCACCTTACCCATCGGAGCGCCCCACTGGCCAAGCCGCGACAATGCTGCCGCGTTCCATTGTCACCATTCCGGCCTCGCTGAACGCCACAGGCCCGGCTGCCGTCATCAGGCCAAGCGCACTGCCATCGCTCACCACATCGCCACGATGCGCCTGCAACGGGGCAATGCGCGGCCCCAGCATGGTATCAGCAGCGGCAGGCAGATCATCCCAGCCAAACTCACGCAGCGCCCGCGCTTGGCCTGCCTGGGTCTTGTAGGGGCGCAATTCCAGCGCCAGCTTTTCGCCGGTCACAGCTTCAATGCCGGCCAACACAAACGCGGCGCAATCGTGGCCCAGCGTGAACGTGTAGGCGCGCGGAATCCAATCCTCGACGCACGCGGCAAGGCGCGGCTCCCAATCAGGGTGGCGGGCGGGCAGTCTCACCGTTCACGCTCCTGTGCATCCCATTGCGGGAAGGTGCCGCCGCCACTTGGAATGCCTGGCGTTGTGCCAGACATGCGCACCGCGCCCGACAGATCGCCGGCATCGTACAGAGTGGATTGCACATAGGTGCGGTTCTGCGCGCCGCTTAACAGAGCAAGATAGTTTTCGGATGTCATCGTGATGACATAGGTGCCGGCGTCTGCGTCTTGTGACGGCTGCGTCATGTAGGCCCGCGCCTGCCTGCGAAGCTCGGTAACGGGCAGGCCATAACTTCCGGTCACAACATCGGCGACAGGCGTGCCAGCAGCATTAAACGCTGCAATCCACACGCGAATAACCCGCCCTGCATAGAGCGCCGGGTTTTCAATTGCCGACATGAGCGCAGTGTCAGACGGGTCGGCTTGCAACGTAAATTCTATTGTGTCGGTGCCGCCGTCCTCTTGCGAAACCCGGCTAACTTGCAACACCTTGCTGTCCAACACGTCAAACGTGCGGCCCGCGCAATCGCTGTCGTTATCGCTATCAATCAGGCCAGTCGGAACATGGATCGGGCAAGGTGCAAACGCCCCGCGCAATGGCAAATCTTGGAAGTCGGCATAGAACAGAATGGCCAAGTTTGGCGTGGCGGTCAGCGTGGCATCAACCAACGGCATTAGAAAAACTCCTCTGCCGTCAAACGCTGGAAGTCATAAACGCCGCCCGGCGACACGGCCCAGTTGATCGCGCTGTCACTCAGCCGCATGGCCGCAACCGGAAAATGAATCTGCACAACGGCGTTGTCAGCCGGTGGGCCGCGCAATGGGGTTGCCAGCGTTGCAGCCGCCTGCCCGCTGCCGTTGGCGATCAGCGCACTGCGCAACACGATTAGCTGGCGGTCGTCGGTCGTGATCGGAACAGAGATCATCGCGCCCGCAGGGAGATTCGTGACGCTGGCTTGCAGGCCGTCCAGATTGAGCGTTTGCCCAAGCTGGTTGGCACCATTGACCAGACACGTCACCGGAACTGGAGCGACGGCCTGCGCGGCCTCCACAGCTTGCAGGCGGAACCCATCACCGGGCTGCGCCATATCGGCCAGGAACTGGCGCAACAGGTTCAGCGCGGTGACGCTGTTCGTCGGCACAAACTCCAGGTCACACGTCCACCGGGCGCTCGGCCCAATGCGCAGTTCGCGCGTCTTGCCGGTGAACTCGCTGCGGTTGCGGACAACGCCGCCCGATTGCCGCCAGTTGACGGCGCGCAGGGGGATGCCAGCAGGAAAGTCGATGATTGCCATGATTACACCCCCGCCGACATGGGCATCCGCTGGCGCGTGGATTTGCGCAGCGTCTCTTGCGCTGCCGCCTGTGCGCCTTGCGCCACCGTGGTGATGAACAGCGGCGACGGGTTGACCGTTACGTTGACCGACTGCTGCCCGCCGCCGCCCTGTGCGCTCGGCACACGCGGCATGATGTAACCGGCAGACGATGGCACAAACAATTCGGGGCGCTTTTCGCCGACCACATACGCCTTGCCCGGCATCACCGGCCCGCCCGTCTCGCGCGCACCGCCAAAGATGCTGGCCAGCCCACCCAGCGCATCGCCAAAGCTGGTGCCACGTTTGCCACCTGACAGCAGATTTAGCAGCCCAGACGCAACCAATTCCGCAGCAGCGGCTTTGATGCTGTTTACCAGCGCATCGCCAAGGCTCTGGCCGTAGATAATCGCCTGCGAAAGCCCGCTTGTAAGGTTTTTGGAAAAATCATCGGCAAACGCTACCGACTCTGCGCTGATCAACTTCACTGAGCTAATGCCAGCCACAGACTTTTCGATTGCGGTCATATCGACCTTAATTTGTGCAATCGGCATTTGTGCCTGCATAAACGCTTGAACGGGATCACTAATAGGACTGTCGAAATCGCCACGACCAGCGCGAGTCGCAAAGTCAACTGGCTTGCCCTCAAATTGATCTTTAACCAGTTGAGTTTCGCGCCTTGTTGTCTCTGGCGAAAGCCCTAGGCTTTCTAGCACATCAATGCGGTTAGTCATGCCTTTGCGGCGATTGTTCAGCGCGTCCCGCGTTGCCTTTTCCGTTGCTATCCTCGCCTTGTTGGCGGCGGCTTCCCGTTTGGCAAATTTGCTGCGGCTAAACGCAACTTCAATTTCAGGTTCTTCAAACAGCGCAGCATCAGCGTTTAGGCCATAGCGTGTGCGGTATTCGTCCTCCATCTGGCCGCGAATGGCGCTGCCGCGCGGTAATTGCTGAATAACGCCTTCTTCACGTTTGCGGCGTTCCGCTATAGTTTCGGCAGACGGGCCACGCTGGCGAGGGGCGTCAACACCCGCTGCGCGGTCAAACAACTCAGCCGCAGCTTTTGCCAACGTTGTTAGCCCATCGCCTAGCCCTTTTGTTGCATCGGCGGCGTCATTAATCAGGTTAGTAAGAAATTGAATCCCTGCGCCTGTTGCGTTGCCGATCCCAAGACCGCCCAGCGCGCGGCCTAGTTTGGCAGTAGCATCTTCAAGATTTGATAGTTTGCCATCAATCGTAGCGGCCTGCTTCGCCATAGCATCGCCAAACTTGGTGCGACCGATTTCCTCAAGATAGTTTGTGATAGCGTTGGCGTTAAACTGAACCTCTTTGGTCACGCCTTGGAAGGTAAAGCGCACCTTGTCGCCTTCCTTGCTGGCGCGGATGCCAAACTCTTTTAGACGTTCGAACTCGCCGGTTGAGGCGTCGGCGACAGCCTCAATAAACTGCATCAAATCCTTGCCCATTGCAGCACTGGTGTTACCAAACGAGCGCAGACGTTCTTCTGTTGGCTCGATGCCAAGGTTTTTCAGCTTGATGTAAGCCTCAGTTACCTGCGCCAGCGTATATGGTGTTTCAGCGGCAAACTTAGTTAGGTCGCTAAACGCTGCGCCCGCTGCCGCACTGCTGCCCGTCGCAACTTCAAGTTGCGCCGTTAGGCGTTGCATTTCGCGGGTGGCATTCACAGCAAGAGCGGCGGCTTGACCTACGGCCAAAAAGCCCCCCGCCATGCCACCAAGCGCACGTGCGGCCACCCCTGCCCCACGACCAAGGCCAGAAAATGCGCCTTCTAACCCAGATAGGCGGCGCTCGGCACCAGATGCAAATCCATCAATATCGTTGCGGGCTTTGGCCACTTCCTGCCGCAACAGGGTGGCGCTGGCGTCGATCTGCAAAAGCAGGCGCTGCACATCTTCAGCCATGCATCACCTCGGTGCGTTGATTTCTTTATGGATTTCCAGCGCGGCCCATGCCTCATGGGGGGTGGCTTGCCAGAACGACGACGGAGGCAGATGAAACACTGCCGTCCAGATGCCCATTAGCCGGCGGCGGGGGTCGCCGTTTCCGTCACCGGCTTCCACTCCCCCGATGCCGTCACGCCGCCGGTTGCGGCTGCCATCAGCACAATGGCGCAACGCTCAGTGGCCTGCACCAGCCCGTGTTCGTGGATCAGCCGCGCCACCTTTTCAGGCCGCGCGCCAGTTGCCGACCGCGCTTCGGGCTGGTCGTTGCCGTTTGCCGCCTGCTGCTTGCCCCATGCGCGGATGCACTCAGTCACGATGATGGCGGCGTTTTTCAGGCTTAGTTCGCCCTGTGCCGCCAGATTGACCAGCGCCACCACACCGCGCCCGGTCGCCGTCTCAATCGCCTCAATGGCTTCATAAGACGGGCGCATCACATAGGTGGCGTCCAGATCAATCGT